TCTATCTTTATTCTCAGGATCTGCGTAATTGAATAAGTTACTGTCTACAACCAGTGTGCGTTTTTTATAAATTCGTTGATTCTCAATCACACGTTTTCTAACTAATAGATGCGGAGAATTATCACTACCCTCGTGAACCCACCCTTGGATAAATGCCACATCGGCCTGTACGATATTATTTCCTGTTTGTAAAAATCCGTCGTCGCCGGCGGCTCTTACGCCTTGTATAAATCTTGAAAGGATTTCTCTCTTGTGTTGATTTTTAACACCGGGAGGAACACCAGAGATATATCCAACTACTGTAGTCATAGCTGTTGTACTATTTTCCAAAACTCTTCAGTTGCTGATACACATTCATCTAAAGCAGACGGATGAGCTTCTGCTTTTTCGATAGCCTCAGAAATTTTTTCATTCTTTAATAGAACATAAGGTTTATGTTTTAAATGTTGAAATTTAGAACTCCACGTATCAGTTAAAATTACTTTTTTCCCCAACAGTGTTCCCCAATAAACTCCATGGTAACTGTTAGTTACTATAATATTTGAAGAACCTAATATTTCAATTGTCTGTTCAATGTTACTGCCTGAATTTATAAATCTAGGCATTGCTATATCGCCAAACTCTCTTGTTAATTGTTTTTTATGTTCAAACCAAATAATTTCGTTTTTAATTTCATATTTTTTTCTCAGAGCAGGATGCATACAACTAGCACAAGGTGCCCAAGAATAGTTCTGTCCGTAATCTCTAATACCAACAAGATCAAAATTGTTTAGATATTCTGGATACTCTATTGTTGATGCTTTTTTTGTAGGATCGCCATTATGTCCTGCTCCCCACACTATTTTTTTAGATGTATTTGGATCTAAACTATTAATTGTTTCGGACAAGAGATTTGAGAATTTTTCAGTAAATGTTTTATGAACGTTAGCATTTCTAATATCATTTAAAAACCATGATTTTTTTCTAAATTCTGATAAATGAGCATAATCTCCACCACCAATGATTGATAAAAATCTATCAAAATTATCATTAGAAATTAAACCACCACCACCCACTATAATTTTTGTATCAGGCGAAATTTTTACATCAGCTGGCCATTCGGATATATCTATACTATGATATTGATCTTTTTTTAAAAAATATTGAAGGGGATCTGCGGCCATATCGCCAACATTATTTTTGTCTTTTCTATGTATTACTAGGTATTTTATATTACTCATTTAATATTTTCCAAACTGAACCGTTTTTCATTTCCGTGAAACTAAATTGTCCATAGGCCAAATGGCATCCCCACGCAAATAATTTATCGCTGTCTGGGTAGTAGGGGTTATCTATTTGACTGAGGTCCTGAGACCCAACTGGACTAGCAGCATTGGCCGGTGCTAGTGTAAATGCTGGTATACCGTGAAATATACTTTCAACGGCTGCTACGCTATTGTATGTAACTAGAGCAAAAACATCATTGTCTAATGCTTGTTGTAGTGTATCTGTTGTTATTCTATCAGTACGCAACTTAGCACGTTCTCTAACAACCACAGGGCGATCAGTGTATTGTTGTATAGTTTCTACAGTTTCTTTTACCCACTGGTCTTTAATTATGCCGTAAAATTTACAAGGTTTTTCATCCGGTGCTGCCACCAATATCTTTCGACCGTCTTTTTTCCAAGGTTGAAATTTTTTATTAAATTTTTCAAATCTATCTGCTGGTCTCGAAACTATCTCTCCGTGCTGTAAGTTATTTTTAACAATGCGGTGCCATAATTTCCAACCATTAGGATTAGCACGAGTTTTTTCATTTCCAAAATAGCCTGTGTCAACATAATAAAAGTCTCGCTGATCTCTCCAACAATTTTTCATTATTTTATCTTTGAGGATGCCACGCAGTACAATAGGTTCATTGCTACTTTTATAATCAAAATTGTCAGTGTTTACTAGAGTTCCGTTAGAACCTCGACAAAATTGATTGATATATTCGTCGTGGCCGTTTTTACTTAAGAATATCATGTTGTTGGCAATGCTCTGTTAATACACGCTCTCTATGCCATTCATTGGCAAAACTTCCCTGTGTGGCAAATTCATGAAAGCAAGGTGTGCCTAGAGTGTAATGTACCAGTTTAGCGTTGGGATTATAATCATATTCAACATCTAACCAGTTCCATTCCTTAGGCAGTTCACCTATACGATCTTCCTCTAGCCACGAGAAGCGGTGGAGCTCGGCACCTGTAGATTGTTGGATGAACTCGGGAGTAAGTCTCCGGTTAGGAAAGCTATTACAATTCCACAGAATAACACTAGACCAATTTTTTCGAGGATAGTCTTCATTTTTTGCTCCTAAATATTTTATAGGCATTTTTGTTTTATAGTCATGCTTAACTACTTGTACATCTTTGCCGACTTCACGTAAGTCCCAAAGCTCTGCGATATCGCCACGCACAATCATGTCGCCGTCTATGAATATAGCATGACCAGTGTAGCTCATAAGATAGGGAACAAGAAATCTAGTATAGATAAAATGATTACTACCGTCAGTATGTGTTTCGGTATAATCTTTAAAAAGACTAAGTGCTACTGGAATAATGCTAACAGGGCGGCTGGAATTTCTTATTATGCTGTTTACACAGGTATGGTACGCTATGGCTTCTCTAGGATCGTATCCAATAAAAATAGGAATGATATCTTTCATACACTAACCTTTGATAAAATATATCTATTATACCTAAAATTTTCTACAGAATTAAAATGAGCAGTGAGTAATTTTGATATACTATCTTCAGTAAATGCTCGTTTCCATTCTAATTTTTTTTTAACAGGAAGTGTTAATATTAAAAACATATTGGCAAAGTTTTTTATTTTATTAAGCACAATATCTGGATTATCTACATATTCAAGAACACCAAGTAATAATCCCACATCGTAGTTTTTAATTTTTATGTCGTCAATATCTAAATTTAAATTCATCATTGCGTTTGGAATTTTATCTATTCCGAGATATTCTTTAGGTTTATAAAAATTTAAAATTTCTTGATTGCCACAGCCAAAGTCTACAACAGTACAGTCTATTGGTATGTGTGTCACAACAAAATTAAATCGTTCGCTCCAAGGATTCTTTGAATTCATTTTCGTTCTATGTCTTCTTCAATACATTGTTTGCCATATTGTATTTCTATAACCTTTAACGGGTTATCTGTAGGATTGTGTAATTGGTGCCATTCATTAGGATTAATAATTTCAGTTTTATAAGGCTTAATTGTGCTTCCACCAAATTCCCAATTGTTGCCGGCAACTCCTTCGGCAATAAACCATAATTCAGATCTATGTTTGTGGCGTTGCATACTTAAAGTTTTACCTGGATCTACAGTAAGTTCTTTAACTTTTACATTGTCACCTATAGTATGAAGTACTCTATAATAACCCCAAGGTCTTTCAGTCTTTGGTGCTTTCCATTCTTGTAAAATCCATCTACTAGAGTTTTGCTTGTCAAACCCGCCTACACCAAACGTAAATGTAAGATTGTCATCTTTAACGTCCATTTCTGGAATGTTAGCGTGTGTTCGATCGCCGCCGTTGGCAAATATTAAACTGGCGTCAGGATAATGTGCTCGAACCTGTTGTATAAAATGTCTAGCAGAACCATCAGCATCATCAAATGTGTAAACTTCATCTACCATTGATAGATTGTTTATTATACATAGGCGTTCGTTCCAAGGCATAAAGGCACGCCCTTTTTTACGTTCTAGCCATTCATCGGAATTTAATCCAACGATTAACATGTCGCCAAGTGTTTTGGCTTGTTTGAAATAGGCAATATGCCCAGAGTGGATGGGGTCAAAGCCGCCTGTAACAAGTACTATTTTCATGTTTCTATTTATTTGAATAATATGCCCACTAAATAAACTGTGGTTTAAAGAGGAAACAAAATGATTGCTGGAAAAGTATGGGGGCAAACAGAGCTCCTTGAAGCCAACGGTGTGCTAGAGTTCCACCGCATTGAAGCCCGGAAAGGCGGCGTCTGTTCGAAGCACAAACATCAATTTAAATGGAACGGGTTTTTTGTTGAATCTGGAAAACTTATTATTCGTGTTTGGAAAAACAACTACGAGTTGATTGATGAAACTATTCTAACAGCTGGACAATATACCAAGGTTGCCCCCGGAGAATATCATCAATTTGAAGCACTAGAAGATACAGTTGCTTTTGAATTGTACTGGGCAGAGTTTGATCATGAAGATATAGAAAGAGATTCAGTAGGATTTAAAAAATGAAAATTGGAATTTTTGGATTAGGGTACGTAGGATCGGCAGTAGCACATACACACAGATATCAGAATATTATCGCAAGAGATCCTAAATTAGGAGATCAATCAGCAACAATCAGCGATATTAAAACTTGTGATGCTGTATATATTTGTGTGCCAACACCGATGATGGAGGATGGACATTGCGATGATTCGTATGTTAAATCTGTTCTTAGGGAGTTAGCAGGATATGAAGGTGTTATAATTTGTAAAAGCACAGTTCCGCCAGGCGTGTATTTGAGATTACAAGATCAATATCCTAACCTAGTTCATGCTCCTGAATTCCTCACAGCTGCAAACGCAACAGAGGATTATGAAACATCTATCTGGGTATTAATAGGCGGAAATTCTAAATTTTGTGAAAAAGCAAAACATATAATTTCGTCAAGCACTGTTCAAGCTAAACACTATCACTTCACTGACATAGCATCTGCTAGTCTTTTCAAATATATGGCAAATTCATTTATGGCCACTAAGGTGACATTTATGAATGATCTATTTCACTTAGCAAAAGCTGTAGGAGTAGAGTGGAATGAACTAAAAGAAATAGCTAAAAATGATCCTAGATTAGGAACCAGCCATTGGGATGTTCCAGGTCCTGATGGACAGTTTGGGTATGGCGGTGCTTGTTTTCCTAAAGACGTTGCTGCTATTGTTGAACATGGTCTTGATATAGGTACACCGCAAAAATTATTAGAATCTGTTAAAGAAATTAACAAATTACATAGAAACTTATAATTTTTGTCCTACAAAAACGTGATCGTTCCATTTAGTTGAATCTTTTTCTGTAGATTCTCTATCTACCCAATTAGCAATAATTTTTAATTCGCATTCTTCTGCGATTGCCTTAAACGCATCGTCCATAAATCTCCAACAATCTCTTACGTCATGTCTTGGACCGGCACTAGGAGCAATAATTATAATAAATCCATTAAATTTTACTACTCGTTTTATTTCAGTTACAAGACGAAATGGATTTTTTACATGCTCTAATGTTTGCCCGCTTACAATAATATCATAATAATTGTCTTCTGAAGGTATGGTATATTCAGATGGCATAATATGAGTTACATCTTCGCCTGCTACAATATCTGCTATATGATATTCATTAGAGTGATCTATTAACAAGGATTTATAAGATCTATCTCCTTTTAATCCTCTTCCGCCAATGTCTAACACAGATAAATTTTTTTTAAGTTCTATTAAAGATAGAGCTTTTTTCATATTTTGAATAGATGAACTATGCATATTTTTTTATAAAATCTGTATAACTAATCAACGGCAAGTTAAACACATTATCCTTATAAAACTTCCAAGAATTTTCTATGTTAAGTTTCTTAGGCTCCTGTGGCTGTTTGAATACTACTCCGCAGCCTTCGTCTATTAACACCAATTGAAAAGTTACTTCTGTTCTAGCTGATAAATTAAAGGCTAGTTTCCAAACATCACCTAACCATGTTTTTGGAAGAGGTGTTGGGATAGGAACTACCGATTCTTCTTCTTTTCTAGGTAGCATATCGTGTATTATAATAACCCCGTTAGGGTTTAAAAATTTTAAAGAATTATCAACGTCTTTTAACACCTGTTCATAATAATGTAATCCGTCAACAAAAATTACATCAAACAATTCAGTATTCTGAGAAAAAAATTCATCGCTGGTCATTCTACGGTTGCCGCCTCTAAAAGGATCAACACCTATTTTATAATCGCAAATCACGTTATTAAAAATTTTATCTCTATCGCAACCAATTTCTAAATATTTGTTGGCATTAGTTTTTTTAATCATTAGATTGATTAGCTCTAATCTTGATTCTTGTGTAAATGGAATATTAATCATAGATTTTCTTTAACATAATCCTCTAATGTTTTAGAAGGTTGCCAGTCAAACACAGTTTTAAGTTTTGTATTGTCTGCTAACGTAATATATGCTTCGCCCATTCGAGGAGCAATCATTTTTGTATTGTTAGATATCATTTCCGCTAATTCTAAAACAGAATGATTAGTACCAGTACCAACATTAAAAACTTCTCCGTAATGATTATGATCCTCTTTGCTCATGGCTAAGATATTTGCTTCAACAACATCATCTACGTGAGTAAAATCTCTACGTTGTGTGCCGTCGGGAACAATAGTTAATGCTTCATTGGCTTTAAACTGTCTAAGAAATAACCCAACTACAGGAGCATATGGACCTCTTAGGGGTTCTCTTTCGCCGTAGACATTGAAGTATCTAAAAATTACTGTTTTAAGTCCGAATAATCGAGTGTACATAGTACAGAGCTTTTCACCAGAAACCTTAGATACTGAATATGGATTAAGGCAGTCGTCTGGCATGTCTTCTCGCAATGGAGGTTCATTTTTTAAACCGTAGCCCGATGATGTAGAACTATACATTACTTTATTAACACCTGCTTCTCTAGCACATTGTAGCACAGTGCCTGTTCCTAGTGTATTTGTTTTAATAGCACCTAGGGGATTTAAAATAGTAGGTTGAATCCTTGATTCGGCCGCACAGTGAAATACATAATCAACACCATCATATAACTTTCTAGTGTTTTCGTAATCTACAATATCAAGTTTATGATAAGTTGCTTTATCATTATAATAGAAGTTGTCATGTACTTGCGATGTTTCGTTATCTATTACAACAACATCATGTCCTAAATTTATTAACTTATCTACAATATGAGAACCAATAAACCCTGCTCCGCCCGTCACTAATGATTTCATTCAAAAATCCTTTAAAATTAACTGAGTATTTATCTAGTGATAAGTATAGTTTTAAAGTTTAAACTTATGAAGAAAATTATATTTCAAATTAACGTTCCTAATCACATTCAAACTAACAAAGTCACAGCATATACTTTTATGTCAGATATGTATGATATCAGCGAAAGAAATGCTAGAAGGTATGCCGAACGCTGCGGAGCTGAGTATTATAAATTAACCAATGCTAATGATTTTAAACCTGCTGCTGGCAAACACCTTGATTACCAAAAATTAAAAGCCTATGATTTTGTAGGCTACGATTCTGTAATTTATTTTGATTCGGATTATATTATTAAAGACAATGCTCCTGATTTATTCCAGCTATGCGGAAATAAATTTTCAGCAGTTATGGATCCTGGTAAATCAGTTCCTGAGCTAGCCGCTAATTTAGGAATACCCAGAGAAAGATATTTTAACGCAGGATTTATGTATCTAACTAAAGAAGTATTAGATAAGACTAGAAAATTCCTACCTGAGTATTTAGAAAAAGAATACGAATTTCAAGGGCAGGGAATTTTAAATAGATTATTCTATGACAAAGGAATAGATTTTTACAGATTAGATTCTTACGAATGGAATCCTGTAAAGAAAACATTTGGTCGTTATGCCGACCATTACTCTGGTTTTAAGAAAAAGAAATGGGGTGAAGTAACTTATTAAAGTGTAGCGTCTTCCATGCCTGCTACACGTAATTTAACTATATTAGTTAATTGCCATTGTTTCTGATCCAACGACTTAATAATACCTAGCCATTTGTTGCGTAATAGAGCAAACTCGTTGATAATTTTTTCAAAGTCTACAACATCAGCTTCGCCATCTACAAACTTTTCGCAATCTCTAGAACTTAGACTACGCTGATAGTTTTCAAGATACTTACGGAAGTGCTGACTTTTAAGCCTTCTTAATTCAATATTAAGGTATTCAAGAATCGCTTCAATCTCTTGAAGTTGATTAAAGCGATTCTCAACTATACCTGGCATATTAGCTGATACCTTTTCAATGTTACCAAAAATTTTACATTCAAGTTTTGCAGCCTGTAGCTCATTTTCGTAGTACTGAGCTGCGTCAGGAATATAAGAAATATCTTTACTAACTTTGTCGTACCAACTCACTCATCGTCCTCGTTACTTTCATATTCCTCGTACTCTGCTTCATCTTCAGAATCTAAAGAATATTCAATGGCTTCATCTAGATGGGGATCAATACCTAACATACTGCTCAGTACTGATTCCTTGATGCCGTAGTCCAGAAGGACATTTACAAAATCAAATGCTACATCCTTTTTCTGTTTCTCTGGGATGTGTTCGCTCATCACGTGCCAAAGGTCGGCAATCATATCTTCTTTCATTCTACAGTCTCCGGTTGGGGTTCAACATTAGTAGTTATCTCAGATTCTAATTTTACGGCACCTTTAGAAACTTCGTCCATAATCTTGTCTAAACACCCGCCTTCATTTCTTTCCCATTCTTTACGATAGAATTTAAGAATCTCGCCATCTGTTGTTACATAACTTAACCTATTGCCGTCTTTTTTCAACAAAGACTTTCCTTCAAACAAGTCGACTAGTCCACTATATGGATTCATACCTGTTTCGTAAGGAATCTTAACTTGTACTGATTCGAACGGTTTAGCGTAACGTGTTTTCATAATCTTACAGGCAGCACGAATACCTTTGACTTCTGAAATTTTGTTGCCATCCTCATCCTCTTTGAGTTTGAGTTTTTTCATAGCAACAACAATACTTGATGCGTAGATAAAGCCCTGACCACCGCTGATCTTGTCGTCTGGATCAAACATATCTTGGCTTGCGTATGTGTGATTAGTAGCAACTAATCCCACGTTCCAGCTACCAAACATATTCACACAGTTACGAACAAGTGCTGTTAGTGCTTTAGGCTTACGGCCCATGTCACCTTTAAGGTCGCCTGCTTCAAACTGATTTACATCAGTAGGAGTTAGCAACATACCAAGACTATCTAATACGAATAAAACCTTAGGGCGATTTTCTTCTGGCATAGCCTTATACTCTTTCATGAATTCGACAATAGTTTTAGCAACATCGTCAATCATAGCCATGTTGAGTTTAAGTAGTTTTTCTTCTGATGTATCTACACCCAAAGCCGTTAACCAAGATTGGTCTAATGCGTTCTCTGAATCTACTAAAACTACATAGATGCCCTGTTCTTGGGCGTGTTTAATCATATTACCTGAACAGATATATGACTTACCTGCTCCGCTTTCGCCAGCAAATACAGTAACCTTACCTAACGGAACACCTTTGTGGAAGTCTCCGCTGATCAAATAATTTAAGGCAAAATTGCCAGTACTAACCCAATCAGTTGGGTCGTTAAAACCTATACCAAGACCTTCAATACTCTTGGTGAGGCTTTTTCTAAACTTTGAAATATCAAATGCTTTTGTCATTACTTTTTAGTCCTCACAGAAATGGAATGGAGGGGCATTGCCCCCCCAATTGTTTTATTAGCTTTGGCGTGAACGGATCATCGCTAGGATGTCTTGTGCTCTACTGTTATTAGCACCTGCGGCTGCTGCCGGTGCTGCCTCTGCTCTAGGAGTCGGAGCGGCTGCTGCCGGCTCGTCATCTTCGCCTGCTGCTACATCGTCTGTGCGACGTGCTACAGGATCACCAGTGGCTTGACTCATACCTGCTGGTTTGAAGTATTGACCCCAACGATCCATATCATAGGCCTCTCCATCAACTGATGCTTCAAACATTTCTTTGATGATTTTGAGTTCTACTTCTGTGGGTTTCTTAGGTAGGAAGTCTTTTAAGTTGAAAAGACCTTGTGCTTCAACTGCCACACGCTCTTCATCGCTAAGAGCACGTTCAGTACGGCTCCACTTAGATGTGCTGTAGTCAGCATAACCACCTTTGCTAGTTTTAGCAATACGGAAATCAACACCATGGCTGAAATCAGTTGGTAGTTCGTTAAGCTCAGGATCCATCAAAGCACTCTTAATGATCTGATAGATTTGAGGTCCGATAATAAATCTACGGATTGGATTTTCTGGAGTTGTATCTTCTGCGATAGGATTCTTAACAACGAAGCCTTGGAAAATGTATGAACGCTTTTTCCAATACTTACGACCCATGTCTTCAAGACTCTTGTCTTTGAACCAGCCACGTACTTCTGAAAGGATCGGACATGTTTCATTCCACATTTCCATACAAGGTACTTGTACTTGTACAGCTTTACTGCCTGTGTCACCTTTAATACCGGCAAACGGCAATTTAATCATTGCTCGCTCGATCCAGAAAAAAGTGTTATTAGAGTCGCCGTCGGGTAAGAAACGAATAGTAGCTTCTTTACCTTCTGCCATGTTCCAGTGTGGATAGATTGCGTTGTCGCCGCCGCTTGTTTTGCCGCCTTGGCCTGCTTGTGCTTCTTGAAGTTTCGCACGGATTTCTGCTAATGTTGCCATTTTAAATTGCCTCCTTTAATATGCCTTAAAATGTATGCCTTACGCATATATGTATTATGCGTGATTTATTTAGTAAAAGCAAGATGTTTACTATATTTTTTTGCCAAAAGAAAAGGTTCTAACAAGAACCCTTTCTTAAAACCAATCACTTCTTGGCTGCGTCTTTCTTAGCCTCTTCCTTTGCTTTAGCAGGAGCTGCTGGTTTTGCTTCTTCCTTCTTGGCAGGAGCTGCGGCCGCTGGCTTAGCGTCTGCTGAAGCAGGCTTAGCAGGAGCAGTTGGTGTTTGAGCAAAAGCAGAAACTGCAAAAAGTGACGAAAATAAAGTTACTAATGATTTCATATGAAAATCTCCATTTTTTATGTCGCTGAGATATTCAGCAACTGTATATATAACGCTTTAAAATATATAACGGTAAATGCGAAATGGTAAGACTGATAGCAAATGGTAAAACTGATCAAAAGAAAGGGCACCGAAGTGCCCAATCTCAATCTAAAGTATAATTATAGTCCAGATAATTCTTTAATTCTTGCTAGTTCATTAACTTGAGGTACTTGTGTGTTTTGATTAGGTGCCATACGCTCTACAAACTGTCGAGCTACTTGTTCTGCCTTTGGACCATATTTTTTGCCTGCCATTATTATCACAGCCTCTGGACCTTTTGGAAAAGTTTCAGACATGCTGTCATAACAACTGTACATAAATTCAGCTAGTTCTTGTATGTTCAAAGATTCTTCTTGACCAGATCTCTTACGGAAATCTCGAGCATGTCTGTCGTCATGCTTTGCTGGATCAGGTAAACGATATTTGTCAGTGCCTTTGCCTCTCATACTTGGTGGTAAATCGTAATCGTCTGCTTTGTCGTATTCTGGGTCATTAGGATTGGCAGCTTCGTATTCATTGCCAAAATCTCCATAGTCTTCGTCAGATCCATGGCCTGCTGATGCTAGGGCATAACTATCATCAGTTTCGCCGCCTTCATCATCGTATTCCTGTGCTGGCATATCCATATCGCCAAAATCTAATTCATCTACAACGTCAGGAGCATTGTTTTCTAACCACTGATACACCAACGGACGCACACAAGTGTCTGCGTCTTCTTGGGCAGCATCCTTGATTTCACGTGCTAATTCCGGATCATCGATTATGCCTTTAAGGCTGCTGATAGCATTCTGTCCATCTACACCTGCTGGGAAATGTTCACCCACCAATGACTGTAGTTTCTCAACAGCCGCTGCCTTTTCTTCTTCGTCTTGACTAGTAATAGCATTATCTTCGCCTAGGTTCATGGCCCAATCTTCAAATTTTGAAAATGGATCATTAAATTCTTCTACGCTGTCGAGGTCGAGTTCTACTTCTTCGTTAGTTGATTGTGTCATCGCGACTATGTCGTCATAGTGTATATCTTCTTTGGTCTGCATTAGGCTATAAATGATAGGGAATGCGGCCTTGATATCTTCTTTGAAATTCTTTACTGTAAACTTATTTGTTAGATCTTCGATGAACTCTTCTGGAACCTCTGTTACTTGTTCTGCCTGGAACTGTGCCTTGAATTGCTCGTAATGTGTTCTTTTAGCTAGTTTCTTAATTGTTTCTCTAAGACCGTCTAGTGTTTCATGAGCACGACCAACAATCTCATTAGTTTCGGAGTTCATAAGATCATTACGTACTACATAATTTCCAAAATTCTTTAGGTGTGCTATTTTTTCGCTGATACCGATAATGTGTTTACCGATATCATCGTAAGGCAATCCGCCTTCTTGTACGTGTCTCTGCATAGCACGAGCACCTGCCAAATGGATGAACGGATATTTAAATCGCTCACCTTGGCCGTTTTCGATGAACATAGCATTGATGTGTCTAGTTCTAGCACCGGGGCTGGTTTCATCTACTTGTTGATCATGCTTGATGATCAAACGTGTGTTTTCTAATTTTTGGTAGCTGGTTTTAGCAGTACCGTACATTCCTTCTTTCATAACTCCCTCTCCGACAGGTGTATTATTTGCATATTGACTTAAGAAACTAAAGTCTCTTTGATCTAAATTATCTTTGGTAATATCGCGTGTGTCAAAACTCATTAATCGACGTTTGGCAAACTCTCTAAGACCTCTTAGAAAATCGTACCAACCATCTTTTTGTACAGCATCCATATTTTCAGTAATGCCCGTACTATAGTAGACTTTCATATTCCCAGGCTCGGCTAAACTGATACTTACATGCCCTACAGGGTTTTCTCCCTCCATGTAATCAAAGTCAAAGAATACCGCATCTTCTGGGTTGATGGTAATTTCGCCTAATTCGGAACCTAATTTTAGGCCAGAAAAACGGCTTCTAATCTTATAAAAAAGGTCAGTGCTTACGCTTTTGATATTATCTTCCATGTTTATATTTATCTTAATATATAGAACTTACATAAATGGGCATAGGCATCTGATCTTCAGATAACCTTTCCGTCATTTTTTCATAGATATGCGGATCCCAATCGGCTAAAATACCAGCCATCCGTATAATTAGCAGAGTAGACGATACTAGGTCGTCATGTTCGCCTGTTTTAGCACCAAATCCTACTCCGTGTGCTACAAATGTTTTTAACTCAGAAATCAGCGGTTTGCTGTTTATCTTCATCTTATAGGTTTCTAGCATATTTTTAAGTTGGCTGCAAGCCGTTACTTTAGACCTATGTGTAGTATTAAATCCTTTTCGGAATTTACGTACATGACCTTTTCGTATAGGTTCGCTTAAGAATAGTCCCGGAAAGTTTTCTTCGCCTATATCGTTAATCGTTATCAACGCTGCTTCGCCCAATGTGTTATTTTCAACAGAATAATATATTTGTGGCTGACCACCTAACTCCATAGCACGTTCAGCAATATATTTTAATATCTCTCTCATATGCTTTACCTGCGATTGGATAGGTGTTAGATTGTGATGCCACTCTGCTACTTGTTCCATCGAAGGCATTTCGTAAACTTGTATAGCACCGTAGTCGCCGCCGGTGCCTAGACTAGGATCAAGTGCTACTAGATACGTAGCCTGTGGATTAATTTCTTTATACCAACGTGTTTGCCCCATAGTCATTACAGGATCGACACCTTTGAGTTCTGCTAATTTTACTGCGTTGATTAGGGTTTCATCAAAAATCAAGAATTCACAATCAAACTCTCTGCGGAAACGCTCGTCGCCAATTTTAGCACGTTCTATTTTTGCCCACTCTTCATCGCGATCCGGGTGTTCTGCCCAATGAGCAAAATAACTGTAAAAACCGTTAGCTCCTAATTTAGCTTCGTTTCCAAATTCGTCAAACTTCTTGTTAGCCTCGGTCCATATCAAAGCAAACTGATCTTCGTCTGAGTTTGGAGTTGATGTAATAATACACTTACCACCTGTTGACAATGTTGGTGATAACGCAGTCCAAAACTCTTTGGCTTTCTCTGGTGGTTGTACAAACGCAAACTCGTCACAGTAAATCAAGGATAGCGACTTACCACGACCTGTGTTTTCAGTAGTTGTGGTTGCTTGGATACGAGCACCATTATCGTATTCAATAGTATTCCTGTTATAACTGTAAACGCCAGCACGGATAAAATCAGGTAAATTTTCATAGCCATATCGATAACGATTCATAATGTCCTGAGCACCCTCATACTTGTGAGCAGCGATCAAAACCTGTGCTTCAGGTACAAACATTGTGTACCATAATAGATAACCAGTAGCACAGGTAGTCTTACCCATCTGACGGGGTAACATAGCTATACATTGCTTGTTTTCGTGATAGGCTTGTATCAATCTTTCTTGATATTCATACGGCTCAAACGGAATGCTTCCACGAACAGGATGTTGGATCTTTAAAAAATTTCTACAGAAATACAATGGCCCTGTTATAGGATCCATACATGCTTCTAGATGCTTTACTTCTTCTAAAGTATACTTGATCTGAGCATGTGCTTTCTTGATCAGATTACCGTCGAGTGATTTTGCCATACAACTATTTAATGAAAAAAATAGGCTCCGAAGAGCCTATTTGGTTTTTATGATTGTTTATTTAGATTTGATTTCTGCTAACAAAGCTTCTAGTTGTGCTTTGATATCTTCTACAGCCATAGGATTGTCGCCGGGCTGTGTAGCAGGGAACTGACGTTTCTTGCGATTTAGATCGTCTCCGTTTGGAATAGCAGCACTCATAGGTTTAATCTCTGGATCTGCTCCACCATCTGGTGTGTTAGCAAATGATTCTTCTTCCCCACTCATATTATCCATTGGGTCAATATCATTATCGGCCAACGCAGGTGGTTTTGGTAATAGTTTATCTCTCAACGATGCCATTGATGGTTCTGTTTTAACCATAGGCAGGGTCGGATCGCTGACATTGCCTCCCATAGGTGATCCCATGGTAGGGTTCACTTTGGTAATCAACTGCATTAATGATTCAATATTGTCCATGCCTTGAGCATTAAGATTAATACTCATCGACGGTGGAGCAGTTGGTGGTGTTGGCGATGGAGTTGACATAGGCATGCCACACTCCTCTGATACCTCGCTAGCATTTAGCTCAGCCATCTTTTCTAGTATAGCTTTAAAATCCATATTAACTCCCTAGGGCACTTTTAGTGCCTGCTTTATCTTGTTTAGGTGCTTTGGGCATTTTATATTCGCCCTGATTGTTTTCTTTAGTTCTTTCTTTGCTGACCTTAGCAATGTCTTTTAAGAAAGCTGCTGTGAATTCGTTACCAAAATTTTCTTTGTGTTTGATTTTTTCAGCGTCTTTTAATTCGCTGTCGTTCAACAAGGCTTTGCCGCTAGGGCCTTCGACCGGCTCTGCTTGTTCAAACGGATCGTTGACATTTCTTACACGAAGATGTGTATTAGAAATACCGGTTGATTCGTGTACATCGATCTGTACTTGTTGTGGTGTTACTGGATATGAACACTCACATTCAAACACTGTGACTTCTATATTAGATAGATCTAGAAATTCTAGAGCTGTTTTTTGTATAGGTGTAGTAGCTACTTTTTCAAATTTTCCGCAACCATACTTGCCCATCTTTGCCTTGGCTTTTTCTTCAAAGCTTTCGGGCAACGGGCCAGCAACCTTGATACGGAAACCGTAGGTTTTTTTGCTTTCAGATAGATATTCTTTGAATGTTTTCATATCAGTATTTATTCCTTTCCCTGGAGTTTTTTCAACAACTCGTTGCGATCAGTTATTACAAACGCCTGTCCGCTGAGCATGTTATTAGAATCATCATCTCCAGCATCTTTGTCAATTTTAAGTTTTTTTAACTTAGCATCTATAGCTTTTAATTTCTTATCAATCTTTGCTGATTTAGCATCTATAGCATTTCTCAGCATAGTACCTGCTACTTCAAAAATACGTCCGCTGTAGCGTACTTCTACGTTCATGCCTAAATCCATAAGATCGTCGTAGGCATCTTCAGCTTTTTTAGCCAATGCGTCTAATTCGTTTTCGCCTAGGTTTTCTAAATCTGCTATATCTGGCAAACGTCCTGCTATAGCATCTACTTCGCGATAACTTCTTTCTAGATCACGAACTTCTTCTTTAGATTCTTCAATCACAGGAACTTTAGCCTCAACAGCTCTAGTATCTTCTAAGTTAAAAAGTTCTTCGAGTTTTTTCGTCATACTATACTTATCTGCGTTTTGAACCTTTGTGGAAAATATCGTCTTCGTTAACTACTCTAAAACGAATTCCTTGTTGCTTACACCAAGCAGTAGCAGCTTCCCATTTGGCAAGATTTTTTACGTATTGTTCTTGATTGTATCTGCTCTTTCCTACTTTTTCTAAAAAAGTATGATTACTAGGTTTTACTTCTACTAGTTCGGCGTGTTTTTTTCCGCCTTTGTCATTGTAAACAATAAAAAAATCAGGCACATATATTGTATATTTGCCTGTTAGCGGGTCTCTATAAGGAATCTGGATACTTTCTGATGCCCAATTTTCCACTCCCGGGTGCTCGTCTAGCATACGCATGAAAACAAATTCCCATGAACTACGTGCCAGCGGTGTTTTCTTCCCGATATATTTGTCGGGATTTTTCATTTCAAATTTACCTTGAGCAAATTTAACCATTACGCTCTAATGTTTCTAAGTTTGAGTTGATTAGCAGTAATCACTGTCCTAAAACCCAATCTCGATGTTTGGCTACGATTTTGATTTAATATCTCAGCCACTAATCCTGTAAGTTCTAACTGTTTCAAAGAATCCAAAGTTTCTAATAATTGAAAAACAGGAAATCCGTCTTTCTTAGCCTGTTGTAAAAGAACCATGGCTGTAACTGTTGCTGCTTCGAGGCCAAAACCTTTATTAGTTAAAAATCCTATAGTAGCATCTACGTCACTGCCGAGATATTCTTCACCTCGCTGTCCAAAATTATTTAAATAGACTCTACTTCTATCAGCACTATCAGTAGATTGTGTAGTCGGTAAATTAGTTAAGACACTATTCATTCTGCCCTCTTGTTTGTTCCAAAGGATATACCAGGTAATCCACTGGTAACATTATCTTGCCCTGTGGGTGTTAGTAATATATTTGTTGCTTCTGCGACTAAATTTTCTGGACGAAGAGATGCTAGACTCTTATAAAAATTAATAGCTTTGATAGCAGCCTGTAACCCGTCTGTTCTAGAAAAAGCACCTTGGACGTTGTTAACTCCGTATATTGTTGAAGCATCTTCAATAATTTGCGACCCTGCGTTAATTAACCCGCCTGGGCCAAATATAGTAGAAATTTGGCCTCCCCCTATAGTTAAAGGACTAGGAGTTCTATCATAATATAGATCAGCAAAACCTCGAGGTACTCCTCTGTCAATAATAGAACCGGTTCCATATAAAACTGATTCATAAACAATATTCATCGTAGCTTCAATTGTGCCGTTGTTAGAGCCTTGATCTACGTTTCCGTGATTCCAGCTTGTTATATGGGGATTAATCAACGTATAAGCATTGAATTTTTTTCGACTTAAAGTGTATATAGTAATTGAACCAAAGAATGGTCTTGTATAATTTATTTTATCAACATCGAGGCCGTATCGAATTTGTCCAGCTTCTATTGCCCCTAAAGTTCTTCCTGTGTTAGTAATGCCTCCGCCTGCTTTGGGAGCTCCGGTTGTAGTTTGATCTGGAGCATACACTCCGCCTTTTGTCTGTGTCCAAAAATCAGGAGGAAGAAATCTTTCATTAGAATAATGAGAAAGATATTGAGCCCATAAAGCATTTATTACCCCTAAGTTGTCGTCATGAAAAACAAGATTTAGTGGTTCGTATTTTATTTCTTTGTAAATTACACGTTTCCTGTTATATTGATTTTTAACCTCGTGCTCAAAAGTAATTTTAGGTAAATCGGCTTGTTTTACTAACATGTCGATTGCCTGTTGATTATTTTTTAGATATGTAGATGACGCTACAGCAGGTTGGTTTATGTTAAACTGAACATGATACAGGAATTTAGTTCTTGGTGCCCGCGACATTCCGTTATCGAGATATAGTCGAGCCGCGTGACGAGCATCACCAAGATTTCCCTTGGGGTTTGTGATGCCTTGCCCTACTCCTTGAAGGAATCGTGTGAATTTATCTGCCATAATATTATTTAGTGATAAAAAAAGCCCGGGGATTCCGGGCTTGATTTAATTTTGTGATATTAACTTCCTGTAGCTAGGCTACCAAGAGTTCTAGCACCAATGTTTCTACCAATGCCGTCAATGCCGCCGCCTTTGTATTGGATCGCGTTATCGTAACGTATTGCTAGTGCAATCATTGCTGGTTCGTTTGATGTATAGTTTAAATCACCGTAATCGATGTTTTGTACGAAACAACCGTACAATTCAAATGTTTCTAGCACGTTAGGTGTTTGAGCACCATTTCCGCCATCTAGTAGTTCGATTAGTGTAGTGAACTTATAGTCTTGAGCAGATGCTGCTCCTGATTGTTCGAAGAAGTCAAATTGTTTCTGAATCTGCTCACCGCACAGGCGTTGGATAGATCCTGTAGCATCATCTCTCACGTTTAATGTTACTGGTTCCCAATTGTGTCTACCTGCTAGGTATACTCTTGAGTTGTAAATTGGAAGTTCTATTTCTTCAAAGTTTACTTTAGGACGAGTAATATCATTTACTTGTTTTGTTAATTCAGTTGCTACTGTTCCATTTGCCCCGAAGCCTTGTAAGACCACCCTAAATCTATACTTTAGCTTGGGCATTAACAAGCCCTGAGCACTAGACGAAGCGTCTGTTGCCAAAGGTACTGTTAATTTTGATAGTGTTGAAATTGCCATATTCTTATGCTCCGGATAATATTATTTATCTCTTATAATTGGGGGACAAAGCCCCCAATTATTAAGATGCTCTCGATGCTGCTATCTCCCCTGTATTTTTCAATCTCAATGGGATGTAAATAAATTCAATTGCTTTTACTGGTTCAATTGCGATATCTACATATAGTTCATTTCGATCAATCCTTGCTGGAGTGTTATTTGTTTCATCGCAGACCACAGCATAGTCATAGATAGCACGTAGACCTACAAGCTCTAGCAACAGACTTTCTACTGCCTGTCTAACTTCGTCTCTTGTAAGTTTATCGTTAGGTTCAAACACAAACGGTTTAGCTAATCTGCTTAACTGACTGCGTAGATAAATTACCAAACGTGCTACGTTAATTCTGTCTAATGCTGATGATCCAGTACTTAGGGTTTTTTGTCCATAGTTTACTAGACCAACACCGTTAAAGAATGTTAAAGGATTAACTCTAATATTAGCTAATGTGTCACGCTGTCCTTCTGTTAATGCTACAGGTTTAAATTGTCCTGTTTTGCTTTCTAGGTATCCTACTGATGTAGCATTAGTAACACCGCCTCGTCTTATACCTGCTGGAGCAAACCATGGATAAGATACTTGATCATTTAAAGCAATAGTTCTTAACATCATGTAGCTTGGTGGTACCATGATTGTGTTACCAGTATTATCACTGGTTAATCCTGCTGGATAAAATACTCCGGCATACGCATCTGAGCTAACTAAACCTACGTCTCCGTTGTCAGTAGCAGCATTAACGTTTTTGCCCCAGTTGTTTAATGAATTAGTGTCTGGAAGCAATCTAAAAGGAGCATCGCCTACAACAAATGCTGTTGTTCCGCGATCAATATTTAGAGCAATCATTTCTTGTAGTACTTCAGGATATCCTGGTGTAGCAATAAGATTGAAATTACGAACTTCGTCTTCACGTATTTCAGCGTTAGAATTTAATAAACCTTTTAACGCCTCAACAACCACTTGACGCTGTGCTTTACGACCAAAGTCGCTACCAGAATCAGATACCCAACGTGCTGACTCATAATCTATCATTGACTCGTCACCGTAGCGGACATTGTCTGCCGATGTGTTAACATGGTTTCTAACATACTTTTTAATATTGAAACCGCTTCTACGAGTATTGAATAACAAAATACCTCTTGGATATAGGTCAGGATCTGGTGCGTCGTAGTCTACAAAATCACTGCTTAACAATTCTAAGATTGTAGCAGGATCTTTTGACTCGCCGTTTAAGTCCCATCGAGCATCGCCAAACACAATACCATCTTCTGATGTGCTATCGCTCTTGTCAATCAATACCCAATTATTTGCTATCTGGTCAGTTAAGCCGTCTTGGTATTTGTAGATTACAGGATAATTTTCTAGATCGCTAGCATCAATCCATAGGTCGCCGGTCACTAAAGCAGTACCATCACTTTGTAGCAATGGTCGAACAGAGTTAACAATTGGTCCCATTGGGTCTGTGCCGTTAACATACACTGGGGATGCTGTTGTAGCAATACCGCCACTGCCGCTATATTTGTAACCTACCCAGGCAGATCCGTTGTGTATCATAATGTCTACTTGATCTACTAAACTGTTAAACCATCTTTGACCATCTGCTGGATCGTTTAACGGAGCATCTGAAGATGCTACATACCCTGTAGATGTACCAGACATTGGCATATAGTTGCTGATAACATAATCAAAGTCGCTGCTGACGCTCGGAGATCCGTAGAAATTTGGAGTTCCTGTAGCGTCTGTTACATTATATTCAACAAAACCAGCATCAGTAAACAAATCATCGCCATCGATAATTCTAATCTCACCGCCTAGTTTATGAGTAATTGTAATTTTACCATCTAGTACTGTAGCTTCAACGTTTACAAAACCAGCATTGTTAATAGCCTGTCTTAATGTATTAGCATCCGCACCTGTACCTGCTGAGGTAAAAGTTATTGAAATAGCACTTGAAAGACTAGCATTATTAACAAGACTTTCTCTCATACTAAATGTGTAAGAACCACTAAATGTTCCTGCTCCAATTGTATCAGATGTTACAGATGTCGCACCTTTAATTTTTCTAACAAAAATTTTAAAACTAGCAGTTTGAGGTGTGTTATCGTAGCCAGTATCTTCAGTGTAATTGTATTGTACATACACTGTATCTTTATCAATCCCAGCACCGCCACCTGTTTTGTTAACTCCAAAGATAGCACCTTGTGCGTTAGCCGATAAAGGAGCAGCTACTTCTAACCATGATTTAGAAGAACTATTCCAACGTTTTACTCTCCAACGTGCTCCAAGATTAGGATCAGTTGTCTTAACCCATATAGATCCGCTTGGTCTAGAAATAG